GGCGCGCTTGCCCTCGGTTTGTGCCGGTGTCGTTTCATGTCGGGCTAGTCCTTTTGTGTCGGTTTGTTATCAGTATGTTTCTTGCTGTTCTTAAAGCCTAATAATGTAATGCTCTACCCGACGGGCTGCCTCAATCCGTCTACCTTGCATTACGCCTGGTTATGTTTACAGGCCGCCCCAACGCTTAGCGTTATTGCTTTCGTCTTGCAGCTTTAACGCGCGCTGGTCTAACCATGTTCCCATGGATTAACCCCGCGCCCTGCGAACGGCGTACGGTCTATTGCTACTAGCCAGTTGTAAGTTCTGTATCTAATCGGTGCGCGACAATAGCACGGCACATAGCACCATAAAGGCAACTGCTAACCAGGCTGTACGGTTCACGGTTTATCGCCTCGCGCGCGTACTAAAGCCTCAATAGCCAGCGTTAGTTCGTCTTGCGCTTGTTGCAGCTCTTTAGTGGTTTCGTCTAGTAAACGCTTTATGGCGTCTAATTGGTGGTTTGCGTAGTCGCGTTCGCGCGCTATTGCCGACATATGGTCGTGTAACCGGTTGTATTGTTCGTTTGAGTTATTCATTGTTTCCATGCCTCTATTACTTTTGACGCCTGGGCCATTGTTAAGGTTTCTAGTATTACGTCGTCGGCGTCTAACAATAGTTGCAAGGCTTCAAGCGCCGCTAGGTCGTCTAACCCTTTACCTTTAGCAAGCGCTTTAATCATATAAAGTTGCTTGCTACTGGCATGGACGCTGCCTTCTTTAGGTGTACGCATTGGCGTTATGGTTGCGTCGCTACCGGTTAGTCGCGCTTCAACTTCGTTACGGCTTGCTATTGACTTAGACACGCCGCAACCCATGTAACCCAACGCGCGCCCTAATGCCGACGTCATACCTACCATGTATTCGCTTCGCTTCGTGTAAGGCGTGTTGCCTGGGAACGGTTCGGCTGCCGACGCTATAACTGGTATTGGGTCCGCTACGTCGCGCCAAACGGTAACTGTGCAACGAATAAACGTCGAGCCGTCCGGCATTGTTATTACTTGGTTATCGGTTTCTTGTATGCGTAAATCAGGCCAACGCTTTATTGCTTCCGCTAAACGTGTTGGAACGTCTACGTAGTTGTCTAGGTTAAAGGCCATTAGATACCACTACTTCACAATTTTCTACGCTTAACACTTGCATAACTTTTGCTATATGTTTTGCGCCGTAGTAGCCAGTTGTTTTTTGTTCGGCGCAAGCGTAAAGCACATTTAGCAACCATTCGCCAGCGTCTAACTGGTCGGCTTCGTAATCGTGCATAGCAACTAGCAACGTAACTTTTTGTAGTTGGGTATTCGGTGTTTCCACTTTTTCGGTCATGTCGGGTATCTTTCTATTAGTCGGGTTTACTTACTTATCTGTCACGCTACCACAAGCCTGTAGTACGGTGAGTTTGCAGCTCGATAGTTTCCGGTAAGTCCGATAGCGGCCATAGTGCAGCTTGGGGCACAAAATAGCCAGGTTTAGGCACGTCGGCCCGCCAGTAGCAAGCGCGCTGTATTTCGCTGCTATCTTTCCAGCCTCTAAAACTGACTTTGCTGTAATTGTTTAAAACTATGCCCAAAATGTATATGCCGCTTGGATTATGCGGCTGTTTAATTAGGCAACCGTCGTAACGTTCAGTTGCTTTAATTTGATAGCCCAGTACGTCATCATTTAAAGGGTCATACGGTTTTATTACGTAGTCATAGCCAAACCATTTAGCGAAAGCGTATTCGGCTACTAAACCAGTAAACGACGCTTTAAGGGTGTACGTGTGCGTAAACGTGTCGCGGGCTTGTAAGTGTTTTGTTTGTGTTTCTAGCTCTCGATACAAATAATTTACTTCCGCGCGGTCTTGACTGTTTAAACAAATTGTTACCCGTTCGTCAATTTGTGCCATAACTTTTATATGCCGATAATTACAGCCATAGCGGAAGTAATTACTGCGGCGGCGAATTTGTGTTCGTCACTTGGTGTGCCGGCTAAATACTTTTCGCGCAATATGTCTAGTTCGTCTAGCAATATCGAGTGGTCTACCGGCTTAGGTGCTGGTACGTGGCTAGGTCTAAACACTTCGTCTACAAAATGTTTAAAGGTTTCGGCGTATTTGTCGCTATACATTTGTCGGGTACTTTCTGTTAGGCCTGGGTCGGGTATCGGGTAATCGGTCATGGGTTAGGCAACGCCCACGGGCCGTACCCCGAATTATGCCATATGGCTATAGCGCTGTTTGTGTTTACTACGGGGTCGAATAGGTCGGTACAGGTTTTTAGTATGCCCTGGGCTTGTAACCAGCCAATAGGCCAATACTTGTTAGGCCGGCACCAGTAGCCGTTAATTTGGTATAGGCCGTAACTGCCGCCTGCCGTGTCTTTACCGTTGTAGGCGTCCGCTTTACAGCCGCTTTCACGGTAAATAATGCGCGCTACCGTGCCCATTTCGGTTAATGGCCAGCCCGCTTGTTGGGCTAGTTGTAACGCATATTGGCAGTCTGTTAACGGCACTGCCGTTGTAGTAGTCGAAGTTGCCATAGGTGCCAAACTGACCGTAACGGGGGGCGTTACAGGCAGGGCGCTAGGCGCGTTGTAAGCGTCGTAGGCGTACGCAAGCCCCGCCATGCTTATAGTGACAGCCATAAAGATTTTGGCTATTAGAAAGTTCATGCAATACCCCTTTTTCGTCGGTCTTAAAACCGTAGTAGACGCCTAGGCGCTAGTTGGTGATACTGGCCTAAGCCCTTGTAGGTACAGGCTTACAGGTTCGGGGGTTTTGTCGCCTGGGTAATAAAACCAATGCCACGGCTCTTGTGGCATGACCTCTAATGACCAACCATATAGCGGGCCTTGTTCGCACATAAACGCCCACGTATCGCCCGCCATGTTTGCGTAGTCAACGGCTAAACCTAAGTTATGGCGGCTACTTCCTGGCGCTGCTAGTGGCGCGTTGCCTGGGCGTAAATAATATTTGCGGCCTTGCCACGTGCGGGTCGACGCGCCTTCAATAGGTTGCAACGTGTAGCGCTGTAAAAATCCTGCGGTTTGTTGCGCTAATGACCGGTACGTATCACCTTGCGAAATAGGTTTAAATTGTTTTATACCTGCAGCAAACGCGGCGGCCCTAATTGCGTTGTAAGCGTTGGCGGCGCGCGGGTGCAGTTTTCCAAACGGCTTAATATCTACAAGCATATTGGCGGGTAGTTCGCCTGGGTTTACGTGCCCCAACGTGGCAGGTAAAACAAGTTTTTTAATTATTGGTACTGCCACGGCCAAACGCTTTATCGCTTGGGTTAGCCCAACGCATAAGCGGCGGTAACAATGCAGCTACAGCGGCTTTACCTAAGTCGCCTGGTTCGGTGTTGCCGGTCATATAGACCGCTAACACGGCGGCGATAACTGACCGCCCGTAACTTGATAAAAGCGCTTTAAGGTTTTTCATGGTTTGTTACGTGCCCGTCTATTTTTTGTTCTATGCGGCCTAATGCTTTGTATGTTTCGGCGTGGTCTTTTTGGCTTGTTTTGTCGGCGCGGTTAATTATGGCTACTAAAACAGTAAAACCGCCTGCCACTAACGCAACCCATAACGCTTGCATTACTCGACTGGCGGCGGTGGTGGTATGTCGCAAACGCCGTCTGTAACTGTCCAACCAATAGCGCAAGGGTTGGCGTCGGTGTATTCAATCCATTCGCCAGGCTGTTCGGCTATCCATGCCGCGTCGGCTACTACAACGTTTATTACTATGTCGTTTTCTACTTGTGCGTATGTTGCCATTTTGTTTAGTCCTTAAACGTAGTATTCGATATAAACGTAACCTGTGCCGCCGGCCGAACCGCTAGTACCTGCTACGCCGCCAGCGCCAACAGTAACCGTTATTCCTACTGCAGGCGTTACGGTTCCGCCAGCGACAATAATTGCGCCGTTACCTGCGTTACCTGATGAACTAAAATTACCTGAACCGTCGGCATTAGCAAAACCTGCGCCGTAACCGCTATTTGCTGCGCCAGCATAGGTATACAAAATCGTTGCGTCGTTATGATTTATCGCGCCGCCGCCTGTAGCCGTTACGGTACCGGCTGCAAACGCTACGGAACTATTGCCGCCGACGCCTGCAGACAATTTGCCGCCGCCGCCGCCGCCGCCCGTAATGTACGCAATTGCATAAGTTACGCCAGTTGCAGGCGTAAAAGTACCGCTAGCCGTAAAGACTGTTATATTTCTTTGACTTCCCACATTAGACCATGCGCTTCCAGTGTAAAACTGTAGTTTTCCCGTACTTTCAAGATAGCAAAATTGCCCCTCTGCGAGCGTCTTTTCACCTGCACCCCCAAAAGCCGCATCACGGGTAACAGTCGTTGCAAAAACTGGTACGCCAGAGTTTGTAATATTTAAATCGGCTGCAGTCAAAACTTCGGCTGCAACATAGACTGGAACTGTTGTTACTGCGTTTGCTCCCATAGTGCCCCTATCCTAAGACATTTCCTTCGTCAAGTGTGCCATATATTAAATCGTTTAAAATCAACTGGTAGACAATTACCGTGTTAGCGGTAAAGAACGTAACGCGGTGCCCGTTATTTACGTTTACCGTAATTTCTATGCCCTCTACCGATAGTTCTTGGGCTACTTCGCCGCCCGCAATAGTGTTAGTAATTGTTATTGTGTCGCCAATATCCACTAGCGCCAGGGTTTCGCGTTGGGGTGTTGTAAGCATTAGGTAATCGGTTTGCACAGCGTTAAACGTGGCGACTGGTTCCCCAAAGATTAGGTATTCTGCCAAGGTTAAAGCGCTGGCGTCGTTATGTAACAGGCTGTTTGTAATGCTTGTGTTTTGGATTAGGTATTTAGCCTGGCTTGCTGCGTCGTCGGCTACTTGTGGGCTTGTGGCGCCTAAGTGTTGAATACTGGCCCTGTTTACGATTACGTCGGCGTTGTAAATAATGCCTAAAGAGTTGTAAGGAATATTGGTTCCGTCGTCGTGAAAGTCTGCGACGCTACCCGAAATGGTATTACCTATTCGCGGTTGGCTAGTTATGTCACCTGTTCGCGACATAAAAATACGGCCCTGTTCGGCTTGCTGTATTTGGTCTATGTACGCTTTTACGTTCGTGCCTTCGGCAACCGTGTAGGCAGCTGCCCCGCCTAATGTTTGGGTACCTGTTTCAATGTCACGCGTTAAGACCGGATACGCCACTTCCGGCAAGTCCAGCACGGCAGACAGGCGGGCGCTCGATAGTTCCTCGGATACGTTAAATTCGGCTAACGCTGTTTGAGCCAGTAAATAGAAATCGTCGGCACAATATACGCTTACCGTGTTTTGGCCGCCTAGTTCATATTTGTAGTCGTAGTTAACTATTTGACCTACAAACAATTCTATGAACGTGCCTACGCCGTTGTATCTACCAAACGAAACGCGCCGTAATGGTGCCAAGGTAAATTGCCCTGCGGGGTCTACATAGGGGCTAGACGTATACAACGGGTTTAGGGTTCCAGCTGCCAAAGTGTCGTTCAAATTAAACGACATAGTACCCGCGCTAAATTGGTCGCCAATATCACGACGCCCGCGTTTAACGTTTACATTTGTTGAGTATTCCAGCATTGGCGCAAATTCTGTCGTACCGTCTAACACGTATTGAGTACCGTTTAACAGGCCACGCGTTGCGTCGTCAAGTATAAACGCGTCAAGCATAAAGCCTGTATCTATAAACAGTTCGTAGTTACCGCTTTCAATTACTGACGTAGCCATTAGGCAACCTGAATATTTGCGGGGCCTGCAGCCCTGTTATATGCACGTAAAGCGTTTACCACGGCTTCGCCTGTTTCTGCAGTCGACATAACGCCAGTAACGTTTATGTTGTAATTATCGCCTACAGACTGACGAAAAACCCCGACGCCTGCGCCGCCGCCTGTAACGGGTGTTGGTACTGGCGTAGTTACGCCGCCTGTAACAGTTGTAACTATTTGGTTTACTCTTACCGTAATGTCAACAGTTCGCGCCAATTTGTTTGCTAACGCGTCCATTTGCTTCATCATTTTTGGGGTCAATCTGTCTATTTCGGCTTGTAATCCGTCTACCGTTTTTTGTGCGTTATCTACGCCCGTTTTGTACCAAGCATTAGCGGCGTTCATACCAACTTTTTTGGCTGCCATGTTGGCACTTTCGACTAGCGCGTTAGTTTCTAATATGGCGGTTTCGCCGCCTTTTACTAATTCTTTTGCTATTGCTGCGCCCGCTTCGCTACCTGCGCTTAACACGGCTGCTAACGCGTCTTGGCTTAAACCTAGGTTCAAGGCTTTTTGTATGTCGTTTGAATAATCTTTAATGCCGTTTACTTGGTCGCGCAACCCTGACAAAAATCCTTTACCTGTGTCGGTGCCTGCCTCTTTAGCGTCTTTAAAACTAAATGCGTCTAGCAAGCCCTGGGCTACGGTGTCGGCGTAATCGGTTAATGCTTTTTTGGCGTCATCAAGCGCGCTGTTAGCGTCTTTTAAGGCTTCTTGTAATCCTTCTTTTAATGATTTTGCGTAATCGTAATTGGCTTTAGTTGCAGCGCCCGCGCCGTCTTTAACCTTTTCAAAATTTTTGTAGGCTTCTTTTAATTGTTCGTTAGTAAGTTGCGGCCCGATAAAACCAGTTGGCCCAATAAGCGCGCCAGTAGCGTTAATAGTGCCAGCTGTAATAAGTGTTTGCTGGTTGAGTAAATCG